TTCCCCGAGGGGGCTATGAACACCGTATCCTCATTGGCAGGGTAGACATCCGACTGGGGCGTGGCTACTATGGCATTGGCCACCCCCACAACACCTAGCACTGTCTGGATGAGCTGAGAGAAGTTGGCGGGCAAACCGGGCACCAGACCATTAACGTAGGCGTCCACAGCCGTTTTAACAGCCTGGGCGACGTTACTTGCGTTGTTGCCCGGGGCTACCAACACCTGGCAGGAGAAGGGTAGAGCCTGGGAACTTCCTTCAGCCAGGAGAACGTAATCGGTAGCCATTGCAACTGACTGGAGATAGTTCTGCAAATCGCTCTGAAGAGGACCTGTCACAGGAGTTAAACCTCCTCCTGCCGTGGTTGTCCAGGCATAGACGAGCATGAGGTTTCCCTCCAAGAAGTTGTTACCACCCCTGGTGGCAGCCCGGGCGAAGCTCACCGTTCCATTTGAACTGGAAAACTGACCCGCCAAGGTTTCATAGTCGGAGCGGGTGACTGCTCGCTGACCTGTGGAGATGCTGGCGGGTATGTTCTGGCGAGCGGACTGCACGGTCTCTGCATCCGTGCCCCCACTGGCGGGCTGCTGATTAAGCATCGCAGCGGTGTACTGGCCTCCTGTCAGGGTACCCACCACCGTGACAGTGACATCAACCGCTCCAGAGGCTATGTTACCTGAGGTACCCCCACCCACCCTATAGGTGATGGTGATGTTGGCCTGAGAAGGTACTAGCGCCCCTGTAACCCCATCTCCAAAGAGGATGATGGAACTTTCCGTGGAGGGTAGCAGCAGCACCTGAAAGACATTATCTGTTGCACCGTTAAGACCCAGGGATTGAGTTTGGGTCCACATATTCGAACCTACAGTGACGGTTACGGAACCGTCTATAACAGGGCTACCCGTGAGCGCGAGCGACATTCCCGCGGTGTTTACAGGAGCGATTTGCGTGTTGGTGTAGGTTTGACCCTGTATGAGAGTGACGCGGGTTTCATACACCTGAGCTGTCCACGCCCCTGTGTTTCCAGTCCACGGACTGTACAGCAGCAGTGTGTCGTAGTTCCCGTTCGAATCCGTGATGATGGACTGCACCACGGCTGTGGAAGCTGTCCCATCATCGGGGTCAACCAACTGCCCTGGTGTGATGTAGGACTGAAGATTTACTGTACTGTCCAAACACACCGCCGTGCTGCTACCTTGAGTAAATTGGAGAAGTGACACCACATTTCTGCCTGTCGGTATGCTTGGGTTGAAGCTCACCACAGGTATGAGCGGCCAGAGTTGCCCCGTAGGAATCGTGTAGTCTTGGTACACCTCGAAAGTCTGGGAGGGTGACCCCGTCTTAACAGGTGTGAGAGCGGCGAGTACCACCGGCTCAGGGGCTGGGGACAATAGTTGAATCGCACACAGAACCGTTGAAGGGGTGGGTTGGGAGAGCGGATAGTTTACAAGATTGCCCAGCCTCACCGCACTTTCCCTAAGCTGAAGGGTGCTGATGAAATTTTCTGCTACCAGCCGATTTATGGTGTAGGCCTGAAGAGCCAGAGACCAAGATGCGATGTCCAAGAAAATGGTACCAAAATTGCCACTGGCAAAGTCGTTCCATCCTGTGGGGTACCGAGCCTGAATGCGCTGGATTAGGGCGTCGTAGTGCGACTGGAAATCCAACTGCAAGTATTGCAGGGCGTTCGCACTGGTTGATGAAGGTGTGGCCACGCTATAACTGGTGTCAATTCTAGATACTCTGTGAGGATAGCCTACAGCCTTTTTCTCAACGACAATCTCATCTGCCAAGTTCGCTGTGTGGATGGGGGCTTGAATTTGCCCCCTCCCCGACTCAGTTCCTCTTGGCTGAGGCACCTCATTTTGTGCGCGTTAGTTACTAGGTGAACAAGCCAGTACGCGAAATAGACAACGACCCGGGATCACCAGGTCTACCGAGCCGACAAGAGGCCTTTCTATCCGGCGTGCTCTTGGCTTTCTGTAAACAGAGTCCTGCGATGTACGCCTACCTCAGGGACGCAGAGGTAGGTTCAGATGGTAAGTGCTGGCTCATCTTTTTCAAACTCCCTCCGGACGTGGTGAGAAACCTCGCCCAAGTGGTGAACGTGGAAAAGAAGAAAGCTTACGAGTTTCAGCAGCATGGGGTCTTTTTCACTGCTCTCAGCATGGAACCCTCGGAAGAGGAGATGCGCACCCTCCAGCACCATTACCATGACAAGGAGGATGAAGGTAAGAAACCCGTGGTAGGACCCGATGAACAAGGAAATAGCACAACTGATAGGCTGGCAGGAACCCGAGCCTGAGGCTGCTCCTAGCTGGTTGGCGTCCCGCTTGGCACCCCACAGTGCACAGTTTATCCGTCAGCAACCTGAACACCTAGAGATTAACACGCTTAGGGTAGAGTCAGTATCTGGCAACCACGTCGCCTTCGCTGTTGACGGGTATGCCGCAGATCACGAGTCCACGAGTGTCTTCAACACGACTGTGCGGGGGAAGTACGACGTTACTACCGGAGAGATAAAGAGGACAGACTAACCTTCGGGCGTTACCTGTCGGTCGGCAGGATTTGTGTAAACAAGTTTCCCTATGAGATAATCAATGATTATCTTACGGGCGAATTGATCCTCCGTATTGATGCTCCTCAGTTTCTGCGAGGAGTGATCTTCCACCAACTTATCGAAGTGTGACCTGCGAAGGCGGAAAATGACTACCTCTGTGCGTGCTTCTTTTGGCATGATGTAATAGAACAGGGGGTTTGTTCTTAGGTAGTTAACAAAATGCCCGCGATTAATCAACTGCTGAAGGTACTAGGAATAGTGGGAAGCGGCGTGTCCCGGGACACGCTTTCCCCCATGCTCAGGGGACCTACTGCGGGGGAGGAGCAGCAGCGAGAGTGGGAGAAAGCAGGACAAGTCCAGAACCCTGAGGTATGGGGTGTTTACGGAAACTACATGCAGCAGCCTGAGACGCTGGACCAACAGATGCAGCTATGGCACGAGATGTTGAACTGGGACCTCGTGGGTGCGGCCCTGAAGGAACTCTCTGAGGAGGCTACCCAGCCCGACTTCGTCACAGGTCACACGCTATGGTTTGAGAGCACGAACAAAGCTCTGGAGAAAAAGTTGATGAAGCTGAGGGATGCTCTGGGTGTGGAGGAGCATCTGCCTTCTCAGGTTTGGCATGTGGCAGGTTACGGAAACAACTTTGAGAAGCTTCATTACGAGACTGGACAGGGAATCACAGGGATAGGCTTCGCACACCCGATCGACGTTCGAAGGTACTGGCTGGCCAAGAACCGGCAGTGCATAGGTTTCATGTGGAAGGCAGAGGACCCACCCCAAACCGAGAACTTCCAAGTTAATGGAGCCACCTTTGTTCGAGGCACCATCACAGGAGGGGGAGCCGCCAATGTGCCAAAGAACCTTTGGTTCCCTTGGGACTTTCTGCACATGCGCAGGATGCAGCGCAGCCGTATCAATGAGCACGGCGAGCCCATATTCAAGGAGGCTCAAGGCATCTACAAAAAGCTGCGTGTGGCACTGGACCAAATGGTGGTTCACCGTCTTCAGATTCAGCCCGACCGTTACGTGATCAACATTGATACGAAGGACCAGCCCCCCGCAGAGCAGATGCGCACCGTGCAGAGGTGGCAGCAGATGATGAGGAAGAAGATGGCATTCGGGGCGGGTCAGAGCCAAGCCAACCTCACAGTAACGGATTTCAGGAGTCAGTACGACCCTCTAGCCTTGGATACTGTGCTTTACATGCCCATGCCAAGGGACACTCAGCACGCCATTAACAAACTGCCGGGGACTCCACAAGTGCCCGATGTGTTCGACATCGAGCTCCTGATGAACCTCTTCTTTTCCATCATGGGGATGCCCCTGTCCTGGCTGGGCGGAATAAAGGGCGGTGGTGGTGGAGGTGGCGGCGACGGTCAGCCCGCCTCGGGCAAGGCGCTGCTTGCCCAGGATATGCGCTTCCTACGCCAAACCCGATCTGTGAGGAAGGCTGTCATCGACGGATACACCTGGATGGCTTATTTCCATGCTTTGCTCCTAGACGAGAACATCGACGACCTGAATATATCAGCTAAGATGAGTGATATCAGTGGGTTGGAGGACCAGATAAAACTGGAACTTCTCCAGATGCAAATCGACCTCCTGGACAAGTTAGGTTCGGCCCTGGGAAACATAGGTGTACCCCCACACGTAATGGTGGACCTAGTGTTTAGACGTTACATGAGGCTTCCGGATGACGTAGTGAACGCAGTGATCACAGCACTCCCCAGTGAGGGTCCTGCACCGGGTCAACAGGAGAACGTGAATGCCGTAGAGCAGAAGATTCGGCAAGTCATGCTCACTGAGACAGACATGACCAATAAGATAATGGGTCTCATAAAGGTGCTCCGAAGCACGGGCGGGGAAATGGAAACCTATCTCAACGAATCTCAGAAACAGCGCGTGATGGATATGCTGCCCAGGAAAAGCACGCTGAAGTTGATGGAGTCCGTCAGAAGCCAACCCGACCACAAGAGCAACCAGATACTCATGGAGACCAAACTGGACCTGACGGGGAGTATGCCGCCAGCACCTATACCTGCGGTGGCCCGCGGCGAGAACATGGCGAGCCCCATAGGTGGGGTACCTCAGTCGGTTCGCGGGTTTTATTCAAGATGATAGCATTCTCCACCACTCCAATGATTACCACGAGTGTGGTAAACAACCAGCCCACGGTAACACTGTCGGCTTCAGTGACGGATACTGCGCTCACTTATGTCTCTGCGACGATAAACTGGGGCGATGGCACCCAGCAGACCTTTTCCCAGGTACCGAAGCCTCTCAACATCTCCCAGACACACACCTACAATAGCCCGGGGAACTTTGTCATCACGGTGCTTGCTGGGAACTTCTCCAGCCCCACACCACAGACCACCACCTGGTCTGGAGTGGCTTCATACGCCAACGCAGGGTACCCTGTAGTTTCAGCGTCAGCAACCCCGTCCTATGCCTATATCGGACCCATCATGGCAAATGCGGTGGGGTACCCCAACCCCAACCAGTGGGCATGGCAGTTCGGAACGGACAACGCAACGCTGGTAAGTTCCCTCACCCTTCTCCTGTCCACAGCCCGAGGTGAGCGTCTCATGGACCCCAATTATGGCACCAATCTGCGCCAGCTCATCTTCAGTCTCTCAGGACCGATTGTGAATGATGCCATCTACAGTGATGTGCAGCAGGCCGTGGCAACATATGAACCGAGAGCTCAGTTGGCTGACTTAGCCTCCACCATATCTGGTCGAATCATCACTGTTAATGCAGATTTCCAGTCGTTGATAAATGGTCAGGCTTTTTCACTCCCAAGTTTGAACATTACGGCATGAAGGATAAATTCAAGCAGGCTGATTTTGTCCGGGCGCTGAACGAAAGAGGATTAACCTACTCCCAGGCGAGACGTGCTTACACAGCCATGATAGAGGCTTTCGAATCCGCCATGGTGAACCAGCAGATTATTCGTCTGGGTCACTTGGGGTCCTTTTTCCCCCGGGAAGTTCCAGCCAGGAACTACAAGATGGGGTGCAGAAAGACCAAAGGGGGCACCCGAGACCCCAACATCTATGAATTTGAGGTGGGCCGGCGCATCAAATTTGTCTTCAAGCTGAACGAGGCATTTAGCAAGCGCTACGGCTTCAGATGAAAATCAAACCCCTAGTGGTGAAGGTACTTGATTGGCGGATCACGGTGGGTTTGTCAGCCCTGAGTTTGGTACTGAACCTAGCCTACTTTTACTGGATGTACCATGACTGGCATCAAGCGCTGCGCTTATCTTTCACAAGCTTATTTTGGATAGGTACAACTCACATAGCCCACGTAGCTCACGCAGCCGTGACGCCAGTTAAGGAGAACGAATGAGCATATCCACGGGCACACTCACCCAGATAACCCCCCTCAACCTGCCTGATGCAGCGGGTTACGCCTACATGGGTGGGGATGTGCTTCACCAAGCACCCACAGCATCCATTGACTGGGCCAACCTGTCCTTCACCTCGCGATCACTTGCTGCTAGGGATAACCTCATAGCGGCGAAGGTCGAGGCGCTGATTGCCCAGGTGAACAATAAGGAGCAACTCATCCCGGTGAACGTTCCGGCGACGTACCTGGCTCCCGGTGCCGTGGAAGTGGTGACAGCGGTTCGCATCCCGGCTGGTTTCCAGGGCAGAGTGCTCAATGCAGCGGTAAGCGGAAGCCCACTTTCTGGAACAGTACTACTGCAAGTACTTTATAGTGCTCAATTTGGAGCAAATACGGGTCAATCTGCGGTGTCCACCTACAACGAGAGTTCGTCGGCCACCAGCTTCTATTCTGCCGGGGAATTTGCCATCACCTTGAGCAATGGAGGTACCCAGGGAACGACAGCCCTGGCTAGCGTGCTTATAACCATGGAACCTGTTGTTGACCAACAGGGAAGCCTCATAGGACCTGGTGTAGCAGGTCAACCAGGTCCCCCGGGTCCTCCTGGCTTGGATGGTGAGAGTGGGGGTCCAGGTCCTCCAGGCATCTCTGGTGCAGTTGGAATTACCTGGATGGGGGCCTGGAACGCCGGGGCAAATTACGTCAACACCAACGTTGTCTGGTACAACTGGGGCGTCTTGGGCGTTGCTGCTTACTTCTGCATAGCCCCCAACGTTAATCAGGTACCTCCAGTGCCGTCCGCAGCCCCCAGTGCTTTTTGGGACCTCATCGCCTACACCCCGCCGAGCACCTATCCTATCCAGGTATCACCCACCTTTACCTGGAATGGCAATGCCGCGGTGAACCAGACGTTTGGGTATTTCCAAGCCCCCTTCTCTGGCTACATCGCAACTGCCTCTGTCTCCACTCAGGTAGCTCCCTCTGGCTCTGTAGGAATGCAGATTGACGTGGTTAATAGCTCTGGGTCTCGGGTGTTTGACACGGTGTATGTTCCCCCCGGGAGCTACTTCTCAGGTACTACCTTTGCGACACCCCTCACTGCGGTGTCGTCTGGTCAGTATTTCAGAAGCCAGTTCACCCAAGTGGGGAATACCACACCTGGTCAGAATATAAATATCGTTTACACGTTCCATCCGTAAGTTCTAACGGGGCCTGATGGCTCGCACACTGCCCCGACTCAACCGTCTGAAACTTGGACGGGATACGATCGACCTCGATTACTACCTGACATCGAGCTACGATAACATTGACGATGCTAGTGGTGAACTGCCCCCTGTGATAGAGTGGGTGAACGAGCAGAATCAGGGCTACGTGGAACGGATGCACGTCCTTAAGGGTGAGGTGAAGGAGGCTGAGGCTGCGGCCTATATGCGGCTCTCCACACCAGGTGAGGAGGAAAGTTTCGAATCTCAATTCCCCGGTGTGAAGCGCACGGCAGACTCCCTCAGCCATGCAGTGGTTTTGGACGCAGAGGTTCGTCAGAAGAAAATCGACCTTGCCCATAACGTTGCTTGGGTGGAGCGCCTTCGCCAACTCCAGGTAAACCTTACCTCAAAACTTGATATGGTAAGGAGCAGCGAGGCCACCCGGAGAAAGGTGTTCTTAGACCCTCGCGAAGATACTCCAACTTGATTAATCTATGTCCACAAACCCTGATTTCTTAGCTGAACTTGATGCCGAGGCTGACTACGCACGCAAGGGGAGTTTCCCCGACCGTCTGAAGATCGAGAAGGGCTGCGGTGCCATTGTGCGCTTCCTCCCCGTGCAGATGGGTAAGGCCAAAACTTGGTTCGGCCGTGTCGGTCGTCACTGGTTCAACAGGAAGCACATCGGCTGCCCAAAGTGCACAAGCCCGAACATGGGGGGTGATCTGGAGGCACACTGCCCCGTGTGCGCTCTTGCAGAGCAGTTGGTGGCCGATCCCGATCCCGCAATCTCCAAGTTGGGAAACAACCTCGCTGTCTGGCCGAAGTATCTTACCTACGTGCTGGAGTTTGAGCGCATCAACAAGAGGAACGAAAGCTTCCCTCTGGGGAAGGAGCGTTTTGAGGCCAAGACCAACTGGATGTCCAAGGGTGGCTTCGTGGAACTTGACCGTCTTGTGAAGAAGTCCATGGCCACCTCCCCAGATACCGGATTGGTTGACCCCGTTTTCGGTAACGATGTCGAGATTCGGGTGGATATGCGGAATACCTGGAGACTGGACCTCCTACCCTCCGCACTCCTCCGCGACGATATGTCAGATGAGGACCTCATCCGGTGGACGACCGATCTGTGCTCCTCCATTAAGAAGGAGGACATCCGCTGCGGTTCCTTTGAGGAACTGGAGAAGTATGCCAAGCATGTGGAGCGGCAGCTTGACGCCGGTTTCGATGATGAGGCATCACCTGGTGGAGGTCGTTTTGAGTCCGATGAGGGAGAGCCCCTTCCTTCCCGTCGCAGGGAGTCCGTTGCTCCCACAAGGACGGCAACACCGAGAGCCGCCTCTCCCGCTCCCCGCGCCCCCGCGCCCGCCCCTCGTTCAGCGCCCCGCGCTGTGTCACAGGTTGAACAGGAATTGGATGCGATCCCCGACGACCAGGCTGTGGCAGAAACGGCTGAGACGGAGGCTCTCCCACCGCCCCGTACCCCCACTCCTGCAAGGGTGGCACCCCGCCCGGCTCCTCGCCCTGCGCCCGCTGCTGCACCTGCGCCTGCGCCCGTTAGGCGTGCGCATACTGCACCTCCCGGTATTGGTCGGAGAGCCGCTCCTCCTCCTGAGAGTTCCCCTGAGGACGAGCTCCCTCCAGAGACAACAGACGCAGCTCCTCCTATCTCTGAAGATGTGGCTGAGGAAGCCCCTCCGAATCCTCCTGTTGCGGCTCCCCGCCCGGCAGCACCCCGCCCTGTCGCACGCCCCGTGAGCAACGCCCTTGCAGCCACCCTCAGGAGGGGAGTGTAACATGCGCCCCGTATATCCTAGTGAACTCCGAGCTAAAACCGATACAGGTGGTGTGGTGGACACTCCTTCGAAAGAGGTGCTGTCACCGATTGAAGTGGCCATCACCGCTAACCGGACAAACATCGCGTGCTTGTCGGATTCCATCGCAGTGCTGGAGCAACGGCTAGGTCCCGTTTTGAAGGATAAGGCAAGCCCCCCTAGCGACGAGGGCATTAAAGCTGCCTCAGAACCCTATAGGATTGATGAGCACATCGACACTGCAACCCGTAGGTTGCATTCTTTGACGATGCGAGTTGAGGAAATCAAAGCCCGACTACTTCTCTAATGGCCACACTACGCGCTAAGGGTCCCAAGGACGTGATGACTCGTGTCCTTACCAAACTCCAACCGTCCCAAGGTAACGGAAAGAAGCGTCCGTATGAGGTCACCAGGTCCTCCACGGCACCTCTCATGTCTGGGATAAAGTACATCCTCCAGACGGGCATTGAGCCCATTGATGAGTACACGGGAGGTTTCCCCTTCGGTCGTATCGTGGAGGTGTACGGCGTGGAAAGCTGTGGCAAGACTGCTCTCTGCCTCAGGTGCTGCGTCCGCGCCCAACTCCGCTTCATCTACGAGCGGTCAATTGACGCGACCACGAAAGCCATCACCTACAGCCGCATTGATGAGGCGTGTGAGGTGGTAATCCTCTACATCGACAACGAGCAGTCGCTAGATGAAGGAGCTAAGGTAATCGTGGACGGCGTGGAAATTGACGCCTTGGTCGCTCGCTGCGATACCGTCGATCAACTCTTCAAGATGATTGATGACACCATTAATGTCGTCGAGACAATCACAGAGGAGGCGGTTGCAGCCGCCAAGAAAAAGGCGAAGGACGATGGTACAGACTACGTTGAACCGCTGCCCACCTTTGTGGTGGTAGTTGTGGACACGATTGCAGGCACCACCACCCAAACCGACCTGGATGCCGAGTGGGGCAGCATGGACTACCCGAGGATGCCCCGTCAGTTGAAGCAGGCGTTCTCCCAGATGACGCGGAAGATCAACCGCAACAATGTCCTGTTCATCGCCACCAACCAGGTGGGCGAATCCTTCAAGCCCAAGAAGAGGGGTTTTGTGAACCCCTACGCACTTGACCTACCCCGGCCAGAGGACTTCACCTCGCCCGGTGGACGCGCACTGAAGTTTTTCGCCACGATGCGAATCTTCATGTTCCCCGTGAACCTCGCCTTTAAGCTGAGCAAGAGGCACTCCAACCCGGATGGTTTCACCGCAGGCTTCGTGACGGTGAAGAACCGTCAGGTGAAACCGTACAGGGAGGGTCGGTTTACCCTGCTCTACGAGGGAGGCTTGGACAATGTCTTCAGCATATTGGAGACCATGTTCAAGTGTAAGACAGCCGTACGTGGGGAGAAGGGCGTGATAGAGTTTAGGTTCCGCGCCCACAAGATTGAGACCAAGACATTCCCCAAGTTGAAGCCCACAGAAAACCCCGACCTTACTGAGGGCAATGCCGCATGGCCTGCCTACTATCAGGAGCATCTGGAGGACATGAGAGCCCTCTGGAACAAGACCATTGAACTCACATTCAACGAAGTCGATGCCGTAGCGGCCGACGATGATGAGGAAGGAAACTAATTTACTATGAGTACTACTAACCCGCCACATGTTAACTTCATCAAGGCCAATTTGGTTCTGAATTACCTTGCGAAGGACACCGACCTCTCACAGGCCCTCGGGCCTGATGACGTGGTCATCAACAAGAAGTCCACGAACGAGGATTTTCTTTTCCCCCAGGAGGTCATCACCGTGCTCACCCACATGGGTGAAAAGGGTATTGATCCCACCAAGGTGACCAAGGACTCTATCCTCACTATTGCCAGGGAGGTTCTCCTTGGCGTAGCCCCGGCCCCTGAGGCTGAGGCTGAGCCTGCTGTTGAAGCAGAGGCTGAAACTGAGGTCGAGGTAACGCCCCCGCCTCCCCCGAGGCCCGCACCCCGTCCCGCCCCGAGGACCCGCACCGCTCCTGCGGCTGTGATTCCTGCTGCTGCACCCGCTGCCCCAGTGGTTGCACCTGCGCCGGTTGTGGCACCCGCAGTTGCCCCCGCCCCCGTGGCCCCCGTGGTCCCTGCGGTCCCTGTGTCAACGCCCCCGAGGACCCGCACCGCACGCCCCGCCCCCGTAGCAGCGGCACCTGTGGCACCTGTGGCACCTGTGGCACCTGTGGCAGAGGTGCAGCAGCCTCCCGAGGTGGTCGAGGTCAAGACGGAGAATGCATCTGCCCAGAGCGTTGCCGACCAGCAGTTGACCAACAGCGCCTCCACGGTCATCTTCCAGCTTCTCGCTGGCGCACAGCACTTCGCCCTGCGTTTTGACACGGCACCGGGCTTCGAGGCTCGCCGGGAGAAGTTTAAGGCGCTGTACACTGAGTACGGCACCTTTATCAAGTAGTAAGTGTAAACACTTCTAGCACGGTTCTTAAGGGGTGGTTGGTCGTATGACCGATCACCCCTTTCCCATGGACGACACCGAAGACACCACAACACCTGAAAAGCCCAAGGCACCCTCAGGTCAACATATCTTTGATAACGACCGCCTGGAACAGGTAGCCAAGGACTGGAAGAAAATGGTGGCGGAAGGTCGCCGGAATGAGGCGATGCCCCTCCTGGAGGAGCTCATAAAGGGGTGCCAGGACATGTTGCCCCGGCTGGCTCAGTACGAGGGCTTCCACCTCACCGTTGATGTGGACACCCTGATTGCGGGAGCAAGTGCCAAGATAGAGGCGTGGTTGATGGCATGGAAGCCCGACTACAAAAATGCGGCTACCCAGAAGGCGGCTGCACACGGGCTCTTCAGCTTCCTCTCAAAATGCACATCTGGAGACACTAGAATAACTTACGCAAATGGAGAGAGACACAGAATAGACGAAATAGTAGAAAATAAACTCACGCCTGAAATTTTGGCCTACGACGAGGTGCTAGACAAGATTGTCACCGCTCGTGTGGTAGACTGGCACAAAAACCCAGCCGTGATGGAGGAGTGGCGTAAACTCCAGGTGAAGTGGACCACTCGTAGAGGCAAGACTCTCTACGTGACCGGCGAGCACCCGATGTACACCCAACGTGGCTGGGTAGCCGTCGATGACCTAGTAGCGTCCGACACCCTGCACATGGGTACCTCCCAGTTCACTCCTCCAGGGTGGAGTGCTATTGTGGGAATGTACCTGGGCGATGGCCACCTACGGCCAGATGGCTGTCTCGTGGTTGGACACGGTGACAAGCAGCACGCCTATGTGGAGCACCTAGCAGAGAAGTTTAACCAAGTGCAGTTCGAGTCTACTGTAGTACACAACTTCGGAGGGTCTACCCGAGACAACACTCGCGTCTATGACGTTTCAAAGGTGACCATTTCTCTCAAGGAGAGGTCTAGCATCTGGCATAATCTGGTGGAGAACGTTGGTGACATGTCCATGGAGGCAATGAAGAAGGCCAACTGGAAAAAGTGCGTCACGCCATGGGTCATCTCCCAGCTTAACCCAGTAGCTCTGGCCTACTGGTACATGGATGATGGCTCGACTCACCACAGCCCAGAGAATAGCGACAAGCCAGTGACAGAAGTAACTCTCCATACGGAGAACTTTTCCATAGGAGAGGTAAAGATGTTGCAAGATTACCTGCTCACCTTGGGAGTAAACACGGCATTTCGCAGGCGTAAATTGAGCGATTACGGTTACCTGTACATCACGGCAGCCTCACGGGATACCTTCTTCACCCTCGTTGCCCCCCACGTTATTCCTTCGATGCGGTACAAGTTGCCTGAGGAGTACCGCGACAGGCTTTATGAAGACCTTGATTTCGTAGAAACGAAAGTAGTTCCTTGTTCCAGTTGGAAGATTCGGGTCTGCAAGGGTCACGCCAACAACCACCGTGTCAACCGCACCGATGGACCTCCTGAGCGGCTACGCCGTGACAAGGACGGTCACACCTGGTTCACACCTGACTGGAAATGGAAGTACAACATCGAGGTGGACGGCCCCAACACTTACATTGCCGAGGGCATCGTTGTGCACAACTGTGCCAAGAACGCCTTCAGAAGCGAACTCTCCAAGGTTAACCAGTACCGCAGGCACTTTCATGCCAGCGGCGAGAATCTTGAGAAGTTTTACGGCGAGGTGGACTACCAGAAGTACAAGGATGAAGCCACCCAGGAGGTTCGCAACAACCTGAAAGACCTCACGGTAAGATGGGGGGCCGAACAGGAGATTGGCTGCGTTCGGTTCATCGTGGAGAGCATCACGGAAGAAAAACCCCCCGGTGTGGACGAGGAAGAGAGCGCCACGGAAACTAGGGAACGCATTACCAGGAGTGCGGCGTACGCCTGGTGCGTCAGCCCTGATATGGCGAAGTTTTTCTACAGTTGGGCGGTTTACGCCCTTCGTGACTCGATGTACAAGCGGGCGTACATCCCTTTCACCGAGGAAGATGTTCTGAGACACGCTGAGACCTACACCCATCTTCCAGACCTGATGGACATCATCGGCTGGGATAAGTTCAAGCGTGTGATAGCCACGTTAGGAGGCACTCGACTGAAACTGCCCACGATGCAGCAACTCGGGAAACTCCACGAAAATTATCGGCTTGCCCATGCCATCCAAGAGGAAGGTGATGATCCAGAAACCGTGGAACGTGTAGGAAAAAGGTTTAACAGAAGCCAGAAGACCGCCCAACAGGTTTACGTGGAAGTTAGCGAAATGATTGATCATAGGAGATGTGGGGAACACTCCTTGTTCAGTGATGACGACTCTTCGGAGTAATCCTTTTTTTGTTTACATTTTATGTTGTACCTCTATTTTAAAGGGGTATGACAAAACGAAAACGAATCCTATGGTCGTTGTCGGAAGTTAAACTTGTCGTTGACAAGGTTCTCCAACTCCTGAACACGAACCGGGTGGTTACGATCACTGAGAGGGACCTGATAGAAAAACTAGCGGTGGCACAGATACTTGTGCTGCCTGTGGATAGGCAGAGAAGTTTCGACAAGGTGCGAAGCTTCTGGTCTGCCGCCCACCGACCAGCCACGAAAAGAGCACCCTACGGGGGTGACCTTGTAGGGAGTCTTAGAGCCGCACTAACCTCCAATGGGTGGAAATTAGCGGACGGGGTGTACCATAAGCTTGGAGAGTCGGGCATCCTTCGGGTGAACAAACTCACCCGAATCGAACTCCCCGTTCGAGAAAGCACAGTGTGGGAGTTCGCGGAGGCAGGGGCATCCACAGTGAAACCACCCGAGGTGCGGCAAACAGAAATCCCTCTCGCAGCCACTGTGTCACCGGAGGAACTGCCCGACATTCCAGGACGCAGCTTGACCGAGGCGAGAGCCTTTGAGAGGTGGTACGCTGATAACCAATCGTCTCGGGGGTCTGTGACGGAATCGTGTGCCGCATGGAAAGCAGGAATAGCCCATGCTAGAGAGGAGCAGGACAGCCCTCCAGCGCCTAAGAGCATGGGAGCCCTCTGGGAGAAGGTGGGAGAGCAACTCTTTTCTGCTCTAGACCTTCTGAATAGTCGCCTAGACAAGGTAGAAGCCAATCAGGAACGCATCCTCGGAGAACTGAACAACACCAGTGACTTCGACACCCTCCTTACGGATGAGGTGGACGAGTTGCGCAAGGAGGTTCAACAGATCAACGAGGGCGTGAAGGTGGAACTGAAGACACCTCCGAGGGCAGACCAGTGGCGGGCGGGAAGCAATGTGGTGGCTGTCACCATCATCGGACTGAGGGACAGGGATACTGCCTTGGTAAACGCCAAACTCAAGGGCGTGCCGGGTGCTGAAAACCTCAACCTGAGGTTCATCCCTGCAAGCCGTTCACCATGCCCGCTGAGTGCAGACTACGCTCTCGTCATGCGCTGGGTTTCCCATCCGTGGTACAACCAAGCGAAGGAGGCGGTGAAGGATAAGGCCAACTGCATATTCCTCAGCCACAGCGGAATTTCCAGCGTGGTGCAGGAACTCAGCAAGATAGTGGACGTAGAGAGCCAGCGGCGAAACCAACGCACTAGTTAGTGCGGGGTACGAAGCAGCAGTGAACGGGCGGTCTTCTTAGTGGGACCGCCCGTTTTTCTTTCTGCTGTGAGGTGCTCGGGCTCGACTACCTCAAGCTTCGTCAGCTTCCGTGGGGGCATCGTCAAAGGACAAACCCACAGCACGCTGCCGCCCCGCCCGGTGGCGTTCGGCGCTGCGCTGGGCTTCCACAGTACACCTGGCGAAAGGCAGCGCCTCTAATCGGGCGACAGGAATTAGCTCACCTGTCATTTCGCAGATTCCGTAGGTTCCTCTAGTGAGCCTGCCAAGGGCTTCGTCAATGTCCTTAAGCGTGTCGTACGTCATCTCGTTGACGTTCATGTCCAAGTTGCTTTGCTCATCCGCTAGAGCTATGTCTCCGAAGTCCTGTCCTGATGATTTGTCGAAGGGAGTAATGATGCGCAACTGCTCATACACTTGTCGCTTCAGGGCAAGCAACGCCTGCCTCTGGCTCGCAAGAAACTTAAGTGTATGACTCGGATTCGATGGGCGGGGCATGGAATGTAACCTGAGAAGAACCGATAGCTATCTTCGCACTTCCTACTTCAAATGAGATGTAGGTAAGACCAAACTCTCCTAGGTCGTCTGCTATTGCCTGAACGTCAGGCCTGATGCTATCTAGGCGGGCTGCTATCCGCGATCTGACGTTTGAGGGCAGTTCAGTTTGAGGAGTCACTTGGTAGATACTGGTCTCGGGTTCGTGTTGAAGAACACCGAAGAAGTACACCAGGACTACTTTATCTTTTTAATCTGGTGCCACAGAGCCAGCACACCCGTCACGATACCCAGAAGTGTAAGAATGATTCGAAGAGTCCACTCAATTTGATCCTGCCACGCGAGAATGGCAAAAACATTTGTAAAAATAGCCGCTACTGAAGTGGCGGGAAATTGGCCGTTCATGAAATTGAGTGTGTTCTTAGTTAACTACACGTATGAGCACATCCACTCCCTTCTCTGACACCAAGACCACGAACGCCGTAGCCAAGCTACTGGCGTTAATCCTTAACCAGGAAGGATGGGTTAAAGGTGTTGACGAACTTATTGTTACGGGCGATTTGCTCCAAAATTTGCCCGAGTCCACAGATAGCACAGGGGGGGATGCCGAGGAGTTTAACTTGGTGATGACAGAAAAGCAGTTTAAGGCTGCCAAACACTGCCTCACCCATCTCACCGAAAAGGGCAACATGCTCCCTGGTCAGGAAGTCCTGGTATTGGCAGGAATACTAGGCTTTACGGCACCCACCACCACGCCTACCGTGGAAATCAAACTGCCCCAGATTGCTGCCAAATACCTATCGGATGTCTTCGCGATGCCCGGAAAGATAAAGAAGGTAGAGGACCTCATCTCTCTGTGTCAGGTGAAGGTTCTCCTGCCCAAGTTGGGCTCGGAACTCACCAAGAAGGAGAATGACGCAGACCTCCGCTCTTGGATGGTGCAGCCCTGCCTGTTGCTCCTCACGGAGCGCCAGAGGGATGTGTGCCGTCAACTCCTGAAGGCTGCGGCCGACGATGGCGATGTCAGGAGCAACAAGTACATCCCGATTCTGTATACGGAATTTGGTCTTCGCGAGTAGCCTAGTTAGGGTGTGGCCAGCGTTGTCTTTAACAATAGTTCTGCGGGAAGCCCCGACTCCTACTACTGGGACTTCGGGGATGGGGGAACCTCCACCCTAGCAAACCCCACGTACAACTACAACTTTAGCGGAGTGTACGTGGTGAGGCTCACGGCTACTAAGGCCGGTGTGGGGTCCACGATTTCCAAGGCGGTGCCCATACAGGCGGGTCCCATTGCATTCACCCTGATGGCGAACAACGAGGGCGCTACGCTCGCTACGAACTCAGGTACCCTTATTGCAGCCGTGGTGGGTTAGCTGTTTTGGAGTGCCCTAGTTAGGGCATGGCCACTATTCTGTGTGAAAACCTCCCCACTGTGTCGCTGCTGGTGTCAGTGGACGGTGTCGTTTGTCAGCCGAAGACGGGAGATACTTCGGTCATCACCCTAAGTTCTCTGGCCAGCTCTCTTCTCACGGTCATAAACGCAGGAGGTAGCAGTGGGTTAAATCTAGGGACTGGCACGGTAGGGAGCATCACTGCGGCTCAGATTGGAAGTGTAAACGCCGGGGTTATCGTTGGAAGTGTAAACGCTAATCAGATCGGTTCCGTCAATGCCACCACGATCGTTGGCTCCATTACGGCAACCCAGATTGGAAGTGTAAACGTAGGCTCCCTTGTGGGGAGCATCACTTCTTCCCAAATCGGCTCTGTGTCGGCAGGCACCATCACAGGATACATCCAGGCGGCACAGATTCAGAGCGTCAACGCGACCCAGATAAATGGCAGCATCACGGCGGCACAGATAGGCTCGATCAATGCCTCAGTGATCAATGGCAGCATCACGGCGGCACAGATAGGCTCGATCAATGCCTCAGTGATCAATGGCAACATCAATGCCTCTAACATCACGAGTGTCAACCCGGGTGCCATCAACGGCGTAATTTCTGCCAATCTTATTGGAGGCGTGGCTGCGGCAAACATCAGTGGCAACATAACGGCTTCTCAGATTGGAAGTGTAAACGTGGGTGTCCTGAACGGTGTCATCATAAGCAGCCAGCTACAGACAGGCATCATCAATTCTCTTAACCTGCTCAGTAACCAGCTGAACATAACGCAGAGTGTCACATCTCTGCCAACGTTGCCCAGTGCCAGTTACCCGGTTAGTGCCCTGGTATTGAGGACCACGGATAAGACGCTGTGGCAGGTGAATGGCGCGGGCACAGGCTGGGTGCTGACCACAGCCTCAAGTACCATCACGGGCTCCATCACATCCTCGGACATCACCGGTGTGAATGTGGGCGTGCTTAACGGGCTCATCCTAGCCGCTCAGATTGGAAGTGTAAACGCTTCTGCAATCTCGGGCAATCTCACCGTAGGTGGTAACATAGGCTCGATTGCCGCAGGACTCCTCACGGGCTCTATCTCTGCCAATCAAATCTCGATCGACGGTTCCAACATTACGGGTACTATCACCGCAGGTACCATCACGACCATTGATGCCTCGCAGATCACGGGGCTCCTACAGGCTAACCATATTGGTGGAGTGAACGCAAACATCATCACGGGCTCCATCTCGTCAGGTCAGGGTCTCACTATCAATGCAGGTGTAATCAATGGGGGCACCGTAGCCTCCAATGTAACGATTAACGCATCAAGTCTCACCGGCACAGTGGGGTCGGGCTCGTGCTCGATATCCTCTGCCTACCTGAGCGGAACCATTTCGGCAGGCCTCATCACCAGCATCAATATCAGCGCCCTGGGGAATGGAACGATTCCTGCCGGGGTGGCTGTACCCGCAGGTCAGATTTCAACGGGCACTCTGCCCGCTAGTGTCACCATCCAAGCTGGAAGCGTCGGAAGCGTCAGCATCAGTGCTCTTGCTGCGGGCACAGTGGCATCCGGAGTTGTGGTTCCTGCCGGACAGATTGGCACGGGCTCTCTCCCCACCACGGTGTCAGTGAGCGCTACAAGCATCGCAAATGTCAATGCGAGTGCCATCAGCACGGTGAATATCGGAGCCATCGGGGGAGGCACATTCAATTCCAACATCACGCTGCCTGCGGGTCAGGTCGGAGCGGGCACACTGCCCTCCAACGTTACAATCCAAGCCGCTAGCATCGGCACTATTAACGCAGGTTCCATCAGCGGCTACATCAATTCGGGCAACATCAACAGCGTAAACGTTTCAGCCCTGTACGGAACCATCAGTGCGGCTAGCGTAGCAGGCACCTTCAACAACTGTAACTTCTACGTCGGAAATTACAGCGGTGCAGGAGGTTCTGGAGTAGGGATTAACAGTTCTGGATTTCAGGTAGGTTACGTGTCAATCACTGGAAACGGCACCAACCAGAATACCATCAGCATTGGTGGTCCATACAGTTGTTCCATGACGGGTGGCGTGGCAAATTCAGGGTTCTACGTTAGCACAGGAGGCAGCTATAGTGGCTCGGGTGGCTCTATCAATATGCTAAACGGAGCTCTTAGCTTCCTAGTGAGCCGCGGGACAGGGGTGGGGGGCTTTGTAGGCTATCTCTACTTCTACTGTTCGGACGGTACACACGCAGCGGTGCCCTTCTACAACTTCTGATAAGGACCTCCAAATTCTTAGCAAATAATTGCGTTCTATGGAGGGATGCCAGAACGTAATCCTCCTCTTGTTACCAGTTGGGTAGTCGTCACCTTTAAGAAACCGCTCCAGTGGAGCCGTGCCGATGATGAGGTGTGGATGTTTAACCCACATGTCCGGTATGTGTTGAACCACCATCAACTAGAGGGCTTGAAGCCCTTCATCGCCACTATCAGTGAACTGAAGACTGGAGGCAACTACAGGCAACTCAACTCCAGCACCCCGCTCCAGGGAGCTCGCATCCTCATTGAGCGGTACCGTGATCGAGGCATCGGGGACCTTCTCTTTCTCTCGGGCGTGCTCCAATACATCTATGATATGTCAGGGAGTACCTCCATCATTGATCTATACGCTCTGACGGACCGGGCGGGTGTACTCAGGTTTCATCCGGCACTGGGCAACTCTGCGGCAGGTGACCCCTACGGTCCTCTTGCAGGTCCTATCTTGTACGACAGCCTTCCCCACTACACTGCCCATTGGTTTATCGAGCAGGTGACGGAGTACGTGGAGGAGCCTGATCAACTCAACGTCTACGACCAACTTTACCGTCAACTGGGCATCGACCCCAAGAACGTAGCCCCGAAGTACAAGCGACCCTACGTCTACTACTCCCAGTCGGATTGGCGGGACTTGGATAGCATCTATGCCACCGCCTACGGCACTCAACAGGTGGACCTGCGGGTGACTCCCTACATCGTACTCTGTCCGGCAGCGTATGGTAGTCTTCGCAGTGCGCCCTATAGGATGTGGCTTGCGCTCGCACAGGCACTTTCTGACAAGTTCGTGGTGTGCTTCGTGGGTCGCACCTCGGATCAGGGACAACTTCCCGCTCCTGATATCACCTTTGGTGAGTTTTACCAAGAGGTGGACGCACTCACCAAGAAGAACCCAAAGCGTATCTTCAATCTCATTGGACCCACGCCCCTGCGACCCATGATGGCTTTCGTGGCCCGCTCCACAGCCTTGGTATCCTTGGACTCTGGTATGCTCTATGTGGCGCAGGCTGCTCGGGTGCCTGCCGTGTCGCTTTGGGGTACTCATGCCCCCCACGCACGTCTTCTCTATGACGGTCCCTACATGCGGGGTGCGGTGTGGAAGAGGGAGAGTTGCCCTGCATCACCCTGTTGGGCGTATGCAGGTTTTCCCACAGACCGATGCCCCCAAGGTGATAACCAGAGAGTGTGCCACCCTCTGGCCACCATCACGGTGAACGACATCCTTCAGAGTCTTGACACCGTACTCACTGATGTGAATGGTGCGCGGCCTCCTCAGCCCCTCATTGCGTCAGATGCAGTAAAGACTTTGACTTAAATTGCTAGGAGATACAGGTTAAAGATAGGTTGGTGGAATTTTGTTTACAAAATTATCACAGCACTCATAATGGTGCTGTGAACCACAAATATCAAGTGATTGTAGGGAACATCGGCACCGTATATTCGGGCGATAGTAAGGAAGCCGCCTACACCCACTACACCGAGTACGTCGATCAGTCCAAGAGCGACTACGGGCGTGCGGCTGGTGAGGATGTCACCATCATGTGCAAGGACGAGCCCCTTGAGGAGTTCGTCGGCAGCCTAGCCACACTCGCTGAGTAACCTTATGAAACGCTCCCTTCTCAAGCAACTCTTTGAACCCGGTTTGAGCGGTGCTTTGCTGCACCTCAAGTGTCACCTCATAATGACTGGCAAGCCGAGCCGCAGATGCGACCGTATCGAAAAACCGGAAACAGTCGTCGTGGACAGGCTTCTGGACATATGCCCCGCAAAAATACTGGCATACGAGAACAACCCCGACGACCTCCTCTTCACGGTACGCACTTATGACTACCACCCCGATACTGATACGGTGACCCATCGGGTGATCAAATTTCTGGCATGTGACGCCACCGTCAAGAAATGAGCGCCTTCTATGAGATTCCTCGTCAGGTGCTCTTCGGCAGGCTTAGTCATTTGAAGGCTGAGAACAAGTGTCTCACGGAAGCCATGGCTGAGTACTTGGCTGCCACGGATGCCCGTATGAGGCTGGGGAGCAGTGACGACAGGCGCGAGGCTAACCTGAGGGTAAGGCGAGCCTACGATGCCTGTTGCGTGCTCGTCCATGGCGGTCCCAAGCCCCCGAGACAGGTGCGCTCCACTCTGCGCAGGCTGGACCATGTGATGAAAGGAAGCGACCAACTCACGCTGCTGTGACCGACATCGCAAGAGTCACCCGAGACGTGTGGGACAAGGCCAACCCCCAGGTCGCCACCGAACTTAAGCCGCTTATGATACCGCTCGTCCACCCTAAGAAGAAGCGGAGGAATTACGTGAAGGTGCATGGCTTCCACACGCTCATGGCTGAGATGCACGAGTGTCAGGCTCGCCCCCGGCCCCACGTTCCGAAGCGTCGGTTCACCTTTGATATTTAGCTTGCATATCACCTCAATCGCCAAGATAAAGGCGCAGCATCCCAATTCGAACGTTCTGAACGACCGTCCCGAGTCCGTGGCACGCGCCATCCTTTCCAAACTCATATGAGCCCCAAATCCGCACTCGCTGGCACGCTGGGGATGGACTATTCGGACCTGTCCGAGTACCGATACAAGTCCACTCGTACGTCGAAGGCTATCTATGCCATTGACGACAGGTATCTGTGTGCGTCTTCGACCAAGCCCACCGATGTGGTGGGCACGCCGTGGGAACTGCACGGAGACCAGTTTTGGGCTGAGAGGGCGCACACCAAGGTTTGGATGAGCCATGTCCTTAGCTCGCTGGAGGACTTGCCATGACGGTACGATACAAGTACCTCGTCGGCAGATACATTAACCCTGAAACAAACAGGGCTGTAAACATCCACTGCGGTCAACGCAGGGATAACGGCTGCGACGTTCATTTCTTTCTGTACCGAAAGAAGAGGGTTCTGGTGGGTGAAGACTTTCGCAAATGGAACAAGCCAAGCTCATGAAATTGAAACCCGCCACGGGCGGCCCAGACGATCGCCATCTTTTGGAGGCACCTGAGGGCACTGAGGGTACTCCGGGTGCCGTCCTGTACCTACCTGTAACCAGACCCTTAACCTTTCAGGAGGTGAAGGACAGGATACCCGAGGCATCTCAGGATCAGTTGCTCATAGCGGAACTCCTGTGGAAGGGGGCTAACGCAAGCACCATCAGAAAATTGGTTCACACAGGTGATAGCAAGATACAGAAGGTGGCCACCCTCATTGACTGGGACCTCACATGGCGCAACATCTCTAGGCAGCAGAGGTCGAACCGGAAGACGTTTCGAACGGCAGGCTGTCTTACCACCCCGGAGATAGTGCGGCTCTACCGTGATGAGAAACTTACCCTTCACCAAATCGGAGAGAGAGCAGGAGTGTCCCGAGAGCGCGTCCGACAGGTACTGGAGAGCACGGGCCACGATTATCCCACGGAGAGAATCACCCAGCGCAAGGCGGCACGGCAGCGGGACCAGGAAGCTCGTCGGACTGAGCATCGGGAAAAGATGCAGGCACTTCGCCGGGCATACTTCATCAAGAAGTATGGCATCATGATTGAACTCTGGGATGTGGGTGCCCCCCTCACCGAGATAGCTTCCAAGATAGGGAAAACTGTGGTCCACACAGGTACAATCATCCATCAGGGGAGACACAAGTGGGGACTTTTCTCCTACCGGAACCCCCCTCAGAATAGTGTTGACTCACCACCGGATAATACTATTGTGAAGTCATGACGATCAAAGCCAACAAGAGGACCCTATGAAGGACGCCCCGAGTCTCGTCTCAGGTTCAAACAAAATTCAGCGCACCAACAGTGCCCGTACACTGGTGGAGTTTGAACTCAACGTCGCTGCGGAGAAACTCTTTGGCTTTGTCTATCGCTACGTTTCCTGATCATGCCTATCAACACACTCAAAGGCATCACCACCAAGGACGGGCTGCTGTACCGCAATAGCACCCTGTTGGGGGTCTTTGCGGCTGATGATGCCGCCCAAGGGGCTGGCTACTTGTATGCCGAGCGGCTGGTCGAAGCCCTAGAGAAGAACCCCAACCTAGCCGAGGAGCGCATCTACCTCGTCAAGGCTACCAAGGTGTCGGGCGAGACCTATTTCCTCTACCATGGTGCCCTGTTCACACAGGAGCAGGCACAGAGAGAGGCATCTCAAGCATCTGCCATCTGGTCGGAAATCAAGTACGAGGTGGTGCATGGATAAGGCTACCCTCAATGAGTCAGGCACAATGCCATCACGAATGTGCATTGGCTGTGGCAAGCCCATCCCGTTTGAGAGGCTGGTTGCCGTGCCCGGTGCGCTTCATTGTGTGCCCTGTCTCCGTGCCAAGGGTGATGCACCCAAGGTGAAGGGAACCATGGTTTATGACCAGAAGACAGGCGGTCGATGCGAGGTGATGTCACCAGAAGCCTATCAGAGACTGCACAGCCTCCCCGATGTGATCGACTCCAGACTCAGCCGACTTTAATATCCTATGACACCTAAAGTATCCCCCGCCCAGCAGCACATTCTCGAACGCCTCAGCACAGGCTGGCAGGTAGGCGTCAACATGACCCTTGACAGTAGAAATTGGCTCCAGGACGGCGGTGCGGGGTGCGGTGGTGCCACGGAGAGGGTGTCTGGTGATGATGTGCACGCCCTCGTCACCCAGCGTCTTGTTTACCAGTCCAAGCAGTCCTTCCCCACCAGTACCTATGACATCACGGAGTCAGGTAGGGCATTCCTCAAAGGCGAGTGGACCGATGCCATCCACCAGAAGGTGGCTGCCATCCTGAACGAGAAGGGTGTCCCCCTGAAGGTGGAGCCCGAGGAGCCTGAACTTCCCCCGGCGAAGCACCCGAGCTACGGCAATGTGAGCATCTCTCATATCTCGGGAGGGCACGACCAACTCTATGGTGCCAGTGTGCGCCACGACCATAAGCTTTGCCTGAGGATCGAACACTCCGAGATAGTTCGGGACACGGGCAACGAGTGGTACCATGCAACTGCCAACATCGTTGAGGTGGATATGTCCTACGACCAGTTCGTAAACATGCTCTTCAACTCGAACAGGGGTGGCACGCCTTGCACCATCCGCTCCATACAGGGTGAGACCATAGAGTCACCCACCATCACCAGCAAGCGGGGCATCATCAGCAAGCAGTTCGCTGAGAAGATAAAGGCTGCCACAGATGGTGCTGAGACCCTTCGGGCTGAGGCCAGCCGTATCCTCAAGACGCCGGGCGTGCTCAAGGCAGCGGATAAGAGCCACCTGCTGGGCATCATGGACCATCTGGTTCAGGACATCCGCTCCAACATCCCCTACGTGGAGACCACCTTCCAGGAGGCTCTGGACAAGTCCGTGGGTGAGGTGGAGACACAACTGGCTGTGAGAGCATCCGCACTGGGTGTATCAGGCGCTCCCAAACTCCTAGCACCATGAGTACTGAACCCACCAAGGTGATGTTCCGCTGGGAACGCGATGGCTCGTACAAGGGTGTACTGGCCCTCTTCCCCGCTGTCGCTGGCAACATGGACCCCTCCACCTGTTCCTGTTATGCCCATGTGGGTCAGCATAGTGCTGCTGACTATCTGAGTGTGATGGAAAGGTCACGGGCAGCCACGATCGAGGAGTACTCCGACCTGGCGGCCGAACTTCGTCGCATAGGCTACAACCTCAAGATTGTCTTCCGGTCATCCCGTGATGATTACGTTGAGAGGTGTAAACAAGTAAGGCGCACAGCCTGACCATCAATTACTAACGAATTACTAATGAATTACTAATTTAAAACTAATGGGCTATGCAGTTGAGTGACACTAATGTTTCCAAACCCCTAACCATGAATAACCAACCAAAGCAGATTTCAAATGCGCAAGAACTCCTCCAAGTGCTTGAGGAATGTGTCATGCTCCGCGAGACCACTTACGGAGCGTTCAACATGACTTCCACCGCTCCACTATTACCAACCCCCTTGCTGGACAGGGCTTGCGCGGCAATCGCTTTTGCAAAGGGCGTAGCCATTGACCGCGTTCCTCGCGCTCACCGCCGAAACCTTCACGTTCTCGGGGCGTAAGCGTGGCACTCAACTGCATAGCCCCTTAAAACTATTTAGTATGAATCAAAAACAACGTGAGTTCCTGATAGAAGCCATTGATAAGCAGTACAAAAAGGAGAAAGACGCCCTTGACGGTACTCGACCACAAGCACCGTCTTTGAACAACTACCTGACTGCGGCGATTCTGGACGGCTCCTTTGTGATGAAGTCCCCCGATACTGTTCGTGAGGCAATCAGACAGCGTGTCAGGGACTTGGGCAAAGGCGAAACATTGGTTACTGATGACGGTTACAGCCGTCGTCACCGTCACTTGGAAGATGATGAAACGGATGCGATAACTGTTCCAGTCCTTCTGCTTTTCGATGAGCCCCCCGAGTATGCGGCGGCCAGAAAGACTTACGAGTCCAAGCATCAAGAGTGGGAGAAATCCGAGGAAAGGCTGGATGCTGCCCATAACGCCATGAAGATCAAAATA